ATTATCTTTAAATTTTTTAGTAGGTAGATGTATACCGTCTTGAGCCATTATGACGAAATGGGTAGACCTGTATCAAGGTCATAAATAAAACCTGACTCTAGAATAATATTGTTACCATCAGCTAACAATAAATTGAAACTGTTGCTACCATCACTACCTTGTAAATTAAAACCACTGACATCTACTCTTTTTTGTCTATATCTTGCAGATGAAGTTCTAATAAATTTAGGTTGTGATAATCTACCGCCTAACATTATCTTATTGCGTCTGCGATGTGTAAGTTGCCACTCGTACCTGAGTTAAGTGCTTTAACTGCAATTTTTTGTCCTACAGGTATTACCAAATATTCAATCGTGTATGCAGGTAAGATAGCAGATGTATCTACAGCACTAGGGTTAGTACCCATTTCAATCAAGCTGTCACAAGTTGAAATAATCCTGTAATGATTTAGCGAATTTGTTAGTGCGGGTGATTGCACTGATGATGAACCGATAGCTACTGTTTGATTGTTTGCTAAACCAAAAGCAGTAGGATAACCATATTTTGCCATTATTTTGATAACTCCGTAATAAATGCAATACCGCCACCTGATGTAGTTCTTACTGCAATTTTATCCGCAGGTTTAACACCTAAATAATACTCTGTATTTGCAGGTATGTAGGCATCATTAACGGTAGCAGTTGGGTCAGGATTAATTACAAAGTGACTACTTGCAGTGCAAATAAGTCTTATTGCAAACACGCCATCGCCTATTGCGCCTGATTGTGCTGATGTAGCAGATGTTGTAACTTTTAAAGTTCTAATATCTTTGTATTCCATATTTAATATTTCCTAATTAATGTGAGGTGGGTGTGAACCCACCCCACAATTATATTAAGGCTTATGTAAGGTCGTAAATACCACCGTTACCCGCCTCGTTTTTGGCACATAATGACCATTCAGTAGTTAGTAAGTACTGGCGGTTATCACCAGTCTTTGCTAATTCTTCTACTTTATACGGTCTTAGTTCCGCCATTTCCCATAGACTATGGTCTATAACAAGTGCGTCTCTAGCTCTCATGTGTCTTGCAGGTATAACTGAATATGTAGAGAAATCGCCTACATAAATGTCAACCGCACCCACGATAGCTTTCGTGTCTGACTGTACTTGTTTAGTTGCACCACCAGTAAATGATGTAGAGATAAGTTGCTTGTTAGCAGACCCAACATAAATTGTATCTGCTGAACCACCATTATCCCATACTGATTTACTTACAGTTTTAAGCAATGTTTCTGACAATGCTCGTCTGTTTGATGTTGATGCATCGGTTCTGACTTGTGCGCCATCTAGCGCAGATGGGTCAGCACCGCCTGTACCCGCATCAGTGTTTGTACCAAGCCAAGTGTTGATTCCTGCTGATACTCTAGCAGTTGATGCACCACCGCCATTTTTAGCACCATTTTGAAATATAGAAGTTTCTATATCGTTCTTTAGTACTTTAGCGTTTTTAGCCAGTAAGTATGCAGACATAGTAGCAAGTCCACTCGAATCTTGAGCGTCTTGTGTACCTGTTACTGCAAAACTTTTTGCACTGATTTGTGTGTTGTTATTTAGTCTCGTTACATCAGATTGACTGGTTGCCGAATAAACTTCGCCCTCTAACTGCGCATTGTTAGCTACAGGTGTTGCGAGTCCATCTTTTAACCATTCAACTTTTGTTGAAGATGTAGAGACTTTTTTGACACTTGACATAAAAGGAGTCTCAAAAGGTGAAATGTTAGATATAACATCGCCTAGATTTTCCTTAGTAGTTTTGCCCGCAGTGTCAAAAGATGTTTTACTGTTTGATAATAAAGCCATCGTTTTCTACCTTTCTTAAAGTTAAGTTATTTTATTAGTTTTCAAAAATAGACTTTAAGATTGAAGTTGCATCTTCCGTTTTGCCAGTTTTTCGCAATCGTGCCATCTTGTCCTCTGCTAGACGCTTGTTTTTAGCATCTTTGCTTTGAACTACACCACCTTTAACAACTCTAGGTGCGTTTTGTACCTTTTGTTGTGCTAGGTTGCGCTTGCCTTGCAACTCATTAAATTTAACCGCCATATTCACAAGTTTAAAAACTTTATGATTGGTAATTCCATTCATCTCTTGCTCAGAAAAACCTTGTTGAGTTAAGAAAGATTTAATCTTACCTCTAGTTTGTTTTGCAGTTGTTGGGTCACGCATCTCAGGCATTTCTAGTAAGAGTTTTTGGTTCTCACTTTGAATGTATTTTGCCATTTCTTGATTACGAGCCTCACCTAACTTTTGATGCTCTTGAGCCAATACTTGTTTCTTTTGATTAAGAAAAAATAATTGTCTTTGAGCCTCAGTTGGGTCAGTTTCCATTAATTGTGCAATGTTCTGTTCTTCTAAACCGAGTTGTTGATTGGCAAGATTGATAGCTTGATTTGCCATATCCATTCGTTGACTTATTTCCTGATTTTTCTTATCAGTTTCATCTCTGAATGACTGGCGTTCTATAGATAAACTTTCAGTCTTACGTCTATAATCTGAATCTCGCTGATACCCATGAATTAGCTCGTCTTGGTTAACCTCGTACTCAACTCCATCTACCTTGACCCTGTAGGTTGGTAGTGCTTGAGAATCTTGCGGTTCTGCAACAGCTTGTTCTTCAATATCTTCTTCAACCTGCTCAGCATGAGATTCAAGGTCATCGGGATTTACAACATCGTCAACAAATGCATCAGGTTGTGTTTCCACTTGACTCTCTGCGTTCTCAGATGTTTCACTCTCGCTAACCTGCTTAACAGGTGTTGCGCTACTCTCGCTTGTTGTTGGTAAATCAGCAATACTATCGCCCTCACCTAACAATCCCACTATTGCATCAGTAGCTTGTGTGGTACTTAGACTATCCTCACTCATGAGTTGTCCTTTCATTTGCAGTCTTGCTTAAATGCAATACTGATTCTAGAGTTCCTTATCAGGTTGACCCTAAGAATATCTTAAAACTTTTTTATATCTTTTAATGTTTGTTTAGCCAGTTGACCTGTTGTTACATATTCTTTTAAATGTTGCTCAAACTGGTTTACGGTATGATAAAGCTCGTAACACTTACGCCTTGCCTCATCATCTTGTAATTTAGTATTAATCATTTCATTTACATATATTTCTTTTAAATCTGTAAATGCTTTTTTTAGAGTTTCATTTTCTAACAGGATTGCTATAGCCTCACCTGCACCGACTTCTCGGTGTAGCTTATCTTCATCGTGCATAATTATTTTCTAGGTGGTAAATTAAATCTTGCTTGTGGTATTGCTTTTGGCATCTCAGTATTAATTTGAGTTTGCGGTTCAACTTGCGGTGCATCAATAGTCATTGCTTTCATCATTTCTTGCATTTCTATTACCGCCAGTTTAGTTCTTGATTTTATTTCTTCCTGATTAATGTCTTTATTGCTTTGCAATTCCATATTAGTTATATCCGCCTCAAACTTTAATAAAGCTTTTTGGAAATCAAGTGCAAGTTTATCTCTTTGGAATTTAAGGTCTGCTTGCTTACGCTGATTTTCACCTTGTATTTGTGCTAGACTAACTTTTTCAAATTCAGTTGGTGGTTTTGGTTTTTCCTCAGGTAATTCTTGCGTTGATGGGTCAAGGAAAAATTGTTCAGCATCTTGCATACCTGCGGTTTCAACCATGCGTTGCAAAGTAGTATAAATTTTATCCAAATTAACTAATGGATAAGTTGGGTTTCCTTGTAGTTTTATTGCCTGTATTTGACGCTCAAGAATATTATTAAGAAATAACATTTTTCTATCTTCGCTACCACTACCTAGACCTGAGGTTATTGTGATGTTACATCTATCACGCCACTCGTAAGGTTTGTATGGAATAAATTTATTAGTAACCATAACAACATCTTCTTTATCTTGATGCTTAACTACTACCTCAAATATTTTTTTACCTAAATCTTTAATGCCAGTATTTGCAAATGTTCTAGCAAAAAACTCAATACGAGATTGTGCTGAGTTCATAACATTGTTTAAACCGGTTGATGTTTGTGAGTTTAGTGCGTCAGGGTTCAATCCCATTGTGGTTTTTGAAACACCAGTTCTTTGTTCTTTTAAATCATCATAGTATTT